CTGGTTTATTAACCTCATCTTCCGTACTTCACCACACAGGGATCGGCATAAAGCTCATTCAGGAAGGTAGAGTACCATAGTCATCGGCCCATCACAAAGAGTGTTTTTCAAGACCGGTCAAACCCCGGGAAGGGCGACCTTAACGGCGAACCGAAAGCGTTTACTAACTCATCTCCAGTGGAAAACCTAGACACCATGCACAACAAACTATCCGCAACGGAAAAAATAAACCGCGAGGGATATTCACACATTGCAAAACAAAACAACTGGCATACAAGACAGAAAAACAGACATACTGTTATTTATTTAATACTTTGGTGCTCGTGGGGCATTTTTCCCCCGCACAATCTTTCCTGCGCCCTTCAACTCGTTCCGGACGCGGTTCTCGAATTTATTTTCACGAGTAATTACCTTCTTAAGGTTAGATTTGCGTAACTTCAACTGAGAAGTATTAACATTACGAGACTTACGCGGTGCACTCATAGGCGGCGCTTGTGGTATACGCTCAACACGCGTGTCTGATACAGGTTGGTCGAATTGATCCTTGATCTTCTTCGCACCACCGACCAGCACCGAAGCCGCTTGCGCATACGGATGTGGTATCATACCCAACACCGATGACGCAGTATTAGCGATAGTGTCAAACCAATCGCCCCAGCCGTTCTCCCCAAAGGGTACTGCGACTGGCAACGACTGATATATCTCAGAGTACGCCTCAAGGGCTTTAACATCATACTCCGGGGACCTCTTTGCACTTACGATGAGATCCAAATCGTCCTGAGTAGGAAATCGTTCGATGATAACGACATAGTTCACGGTGAGTGTTGTTGAATTACTCAAACCAGTGAAGAACGACCCACTCATATCCATTTCCGTCCAAGAAACAGCCGGCACCTCAGCATAACCACCAATAGAAGCTACTGGGGCTGTTCGCGTCATATGAGCGAACAAAACTGCAGCATCGGTTTGTGACGTTGTATATAGTGCTGGCTGAGTGAAGTTCAACCCGTTAGCCGGGACATCAGGGGTGTTAAAACCAGCCACCTGATAAGATCCTTCCTCAGCACCCCACGCCTTCGTTCCCGCAAACAACTGTGCACCAGCAATATTGAGCGGAGGCTTTGGGATGAACACGACGTCGGCGGCACCAGTAAAGATATTCGTATCTCCACCGATCTGATTCGCCGTAATCATCGTAGTACCATCGTCATTCTGCGGAACAGGAATACGATAACAGGTGACCAGACCTTGCCGGTTCAGATCACTTGTGGTGTTACATATTTCCATAGCCATCCCAACCACACGACTGTTACCTTGAAGGTACGTGTTAGGAATTGAGAAGCTCTGATTAATATTTGTTCCAGCGACTGCGGGAATACTGATATCCAAGTTGCCACCACTGGCTGCAGCTAACACTTGGATTCCCCCTACCACAACGTCTGTGGTGGTCGCTGGATTTGGTTGGGTGAGTATGTTGCGCGGTGGTACTTGATTTCCACCGTTAACAGTTTGCGTCATCGTGATAGGATTTATCCACGGCAACATAACCACATTGCAGTCCCAATTGCCGGCAGCAATTGGCGTAACAAGCTGATAAGACTGCTTCACAACCTGGATACACGACGCATTCGCGTTAGTGTCCGGATAGCCGGTTGGAGTTCTAGCGGTATCGTGATATGGATCGAGTGCTTGTATCAGCCACTCGGTTCCACACTGAGTAAGGCCAGCTTTCGCTGCCTGTCGGGCCATAATAGCCTCACGCCGCGGAACTTGGGACATTATGCTTTTGTTGCCGTACAACTAAAAGCTGATAAGTAAGTGATGAAACGTTGGAAGATCGTAAGATCCTTCTGAATAACAACAATATCTGCTTGGATCGTAGTCGGAGCAGGGATGACAATAGAGAGATTAGGATTAGTAGGATGCGGCATCAACGAACTTTTGTACGCGTTCAAGTTCACTAAAGCTGCGCACGCCCGGACTTGACTCCGAGCATTCATAACCGCCATACAATTTCTCTAACTCTTTGTCACTCATCAAAATATTTGCTATTTCAGTATAGGTCATCCACTCACCTGTTTTAATCATCATAACACTACCTGACAGCCAATCAGCGTGTTTTGTCCAAATATAATTTATGTAAGACCAAATTGCCTCCCTGGTTTTTAGATTAGGCCAGGATTCTATTCGCAGAGCATAAGCACGAAGCAAGCTCCACCGAACATCAGGATTATTACTGGCATGTAATAAACTATCCATTATCCTCTCATGTTCAGGCACTGGTAAATACAGACCCATTCCCTCATCATATCTTGTAGAATGAGAGAGGAAGTTTAATTGTTCAACCGGCAATGGATCCCACGAAGGAGATTTTGTAGTGACACCTATATTTGTCCATACTTCTGCGACGTTTCGGGCATTAAACCATCCGATAACGTCATCAGAGCACGTAAAGGTATTATCGTCACCATTTAAAACCATTTCCACATTAGCGTGGAAGTTGAACTGGCTTAGGGCTCGTTTTTTAATGAGGGTTATCTCTTCCTCAATTGACACTTCATCAACATTTGGGTTATTCAAGACTTCGTTGAAAATTAATTGCTTCTGCAATTCTTTTAATCGTTCAGCGTCGCCAGAAAACTGCTTCTTCCAAAGCACAATCCAAGCATAGCATAACAATCGATATAATATCATCGTGTTATCAACTATAGTATTACCTTGCCCACTTGGATTGCCAGTGTCTTTCACAATTACATCGCCCAAAGGCGTGACCATAATACTGTGAACTATATCATAATAGAGATTGTGCAGCCGCATCATATTTTCTGGTGTTTGATGATCAGGACGAAGCATTCGAAAACGCAAGTCACATTGACCCCAGAGGGCTTCACGAAAGATAGACGCATCATAATCAGACTCATCAAGCTCAAAACCAAGCTTATGTCTCTTTAATCGATTTATGAGGCGATTCCAACCACCATAATACTTAGTTGCACCAACAAAGGAAACAGTCCGACCAGCAGACTTATAAAATTTCCGATTCATGTCGTGACAAAGTCTAGTATTGGCATGGGAATGCGTCGCGCTCGAAGCGCAAAACGCTCGTATCTTCCCGAGTACCGTCTTAGTTTTTGCTCTTAATTCATACTTATCCGCTAGGTTCCAAAACGTAGGTATTGGATTGTCAGTAGACAACCTCTCATAATAATCCTCTTGATTGGAGATGAATTCTTCAGAGTCAAAATAATCCCTCTTTTTGGGATAAGCGAGATTATGCGGATACCCGGGACTAGTGGTCTTTATAGCTTCAGCCGTTGCAATATCATGTTCAACGACTACTGAATTGCTCATATAGGGCA